GGTACAGGATTTATCCCGAAAGAAAAGATCATCGGTCGTCCGAGAATGAGGCAGGCCGGTTGTTCGGATGTTGTTGACCTTTTTAAGGTCCGTCATAAATCAGGTGCTGCTGTTACCTGTGTGATGAAGACTTACGAACAGGGTTGGAGAAAGTGGCAGGGTACAGAACCTGAAGTTGTTTGGTTGGATGAAGAACCGGACGACTTTAAGATCTACACAGAAGCCCTCACCAGACTCTTAACCTCACACGGCCTGATGATGGTCACGTTCACCCCATTACTCGGTCAGACAGACCTTGTACGGCACTTTCAGGAGGCGACCCATAGCGGTGTATGGGTAGGGACAGCGACGTGGGAGGACGCTCCACACCTGTTAAAAAAGGAACGGGAAAGGATGATGGCATCCTACCCGAGACATGAATTACAGGCTCGGACTATGGGTGTGCCGATGATGGGCGAAGGTGCAATCTTTACTACATCTGAAGAAGATATTGTTGTAGACCCCTTCGAGATTCCTTATTACTACGCACGAATTAACGGTATCGACTTCGGACTAGACCATCCTTTCGCCTGTGTGAAACTAGCCATAGATAGGGATCGGGATATCATTTATGTCTACGACGATTACCGAAAGAAAGGTGAGATCAATCTTGCCTTCCACGCTGAAAAGATCAAAAACCCTGATCCTTGGATACGTGTTTCATGGCCGCATGACGGGGCCAAGAGGTCGCCGGGGGCCGGGGGGAAGGAAAGCAAGTCCTTATCCGCAAAGATGAAGGATCTCGGTGTTAATATGCTGAGTAAGTCAGCGAGGTACAAAAATGACACTGGTGGCCCACAGCCTGTTTGGCCGATTGTTGAAGAGGTTGCTGAGAGGGAAAGGTCTGGTCGTTTTAAAGTATTTTCGACCTGTAACAATTATCTCGAAGAAAGACGTAATTATCATCAGAAGATTAACAAGGGTGGCGAGTCAGAATTAAATCAGAAGCGTGATGATTGTTTAAAAGCCTGTTTCTACGCAGTCATGATGAGGCGTTATGCACAAACCCGACAAAGCGTAAAAAGAACACGTCAATCCTCCATTCCAGCATTTTCCACTAGAGTTTAATTATGCCGACATTCAACCGACAGAACCTGCCAAAAACCAGGGATGAAATAGACAGATTTGTTCGAGAATTCAATTTAAGACCATCAGGCGTTATTAGTTACAAGGGTCGAGATATCTTTATAGCTGAGACTGACTTGGAGATGGACCAGAAAAAAGCCTATCCCTGGGGGTATTACCAAGTTGTCTGGTTCGTCACTCATCCTAAGTCGATGGAGAAACTTGATATCGGTAGTTGGGCAGAATATGAGGCAATGCACGATAAAGAAGCTGGATGGACCCCTGAAACTAAACGGCGGGCGCGGATTAATGATACTGTCAATCAAGCTCGTCACTTTATTGACGTTAGCGAAGAAGTAGGTCGATATGCCGATTAGACTGACGAAAGATGATAAAGAGTCGATGGCAGAGAAAATCTGCGATACGAAACAGACAAGGGCGAATAAGCGTAAGCCACTAGAAAGGCAGTGGAGGGAGATAGACCGTCAATTAGCCATGATTCCGGCTGAAAAGGTCAGAAAGCAACAGCAAGGGCAAATTGAACAGCTAAACTCATGGATGAGTGAGACTGAACTTCCTAATCAGTCAGAAACGCTTGAAATCTCTACAGCCGATGCACGCAGGCTGATGGTTCCGAAAGGTGTTGATTGGTTCGCCGCTCACGCTGCACTAACAGATGAATACCTTGATAAGGTAGACATCCAGTCACTCATTGCGGGTGATGAAAACGACGTTCCGTCCAAGATAACTCAAGATAACGCTGACAAGCTTGTTCAAGGTCTGTTATCTCACTGGCACAACCAGTATGACTTCAAAGGCAATCTGTCATTAATAAATGCAGAGGCTTTCAAGTATTCAATGGGTATTGGTCGGGCAAGGTATGTAAAAAAGCGGGTTTTCCTCCATCAGTCAAAAGGTGTGAACTTCAAAGACCAGAAAATCCCTATTCTTGTCCCTAGAAGCATAAAAAATACTTATCTGGATGATACCTGCCACAGCCTATCTAATGAGGGCTTAATCATTGCTCCAGCGCAGATATTCTGCCAGGTGAACAAAGTTAAAGACCTGATGCTAGCCTCTAAAAGAGGTTCTGATGATATCAATGATATGCATGGTGGCTGGATCAAGAATTCCTTCAAGGGCTGGGACGAAGAGGCAGAAGTAGAAATACTTGAGTGGGAAGGGGACATGGTTGTTAACAGAAAGACAACCGGATCTCTCTATTTGCCCAATGCGATTATCTCTGTTGCTGTAGGCGTGAAGAACGGCAAAACTAACGGCACGACTGAACGCACAGTATTTAGGATTAGAAAGAACGACGTTCCGTATTCGTCTTATATTCTCTTCCCCTATCACAATGAGCACATAGACGACCCCTATGCTACTTCTCCCTTGATGAAGGGGAGACCGATACAAGCTGCACAAACTGAGGCGCTAAATCGTCTTTCGGAGTTGGGCCAGCTTCAATCGCAACCTCCTGTCAGTCAAGACAGTGATGATGATGAGAATTCTCAAATCTATCCAGGGGCTAGATTGGGCGAAAGCGCAAAAATCCATGAAATAGGCAATCCTACAGCGATGTTAGCGGTCTATTCGGCTTTTGATAGTCAATATTCCGACGTAACAGGTCGAACTGCTGCGAGATTAGGCCAGCAGACTGTCTCTCATACAACAGCTTTTGCCAAAGACGCCGAATTAGCCAGAGGGCAGGTGAGGATCAACAGTTATGTAGATGCTTCACTTGAAGGCCCGTTGGAACGGTGGCTGATGATGGAATATGAGATGGGCCGCAAGAATATGACGGAAGAAATGTACTATATCCGTCCTTATGGTGGTTTTGTCAGGGTGAAGAAAGCCTTCTTACCAGAACATGTTGAGTTTGAAGCTTATGGAGCCGGTCAGCCCGCTGATGAAAATGCGAAGTTCCAAAAGCGCATGGCGGCTCTTAATCAAGCCATTCAGATAGATCAGCTTAATATTTCAATGGGCAATCCCCCAACGCTGGACTTTGCTTCTATCATTGAGCAGACGCTGGGAGAGGGCGGCTGGACGGACATTGACCAGCTAAAGGCCCAACCACAAGGCCCTGGGGTAGAGCCTAACCCCGGCCTTCAGGTGGCGGCTCAGCAGGGTCTGAGTTTTGGCAGCAGATGAAACCTGAAGTTACAGTATTCATTCGACAGATCCGTGAAATAAACGGATTTAACGAGTTCCTTGAAGAAATAGGAATCAAGGCTCTCCCTTCTTACAAGCCTGTACGCCGTTCAGACAGCGACAAGCTTTCACCAGACACTCAGCAGAATAACTGGGTGTTTGATTCGGGTGTTCTTACAGAGAATACCCGTGTTCTAAAACTTCTCAAAGGAGAATAGCAATGCCACAAGCTGAGGTAGTAGAGACTAATCCAGAACCGACACAGGTATCTGCTGCGGTTGAAGACGCTCAGGAACCCTCGTTAGACAGTCTTTTGGCTGAATACGAGGAACCGAAAGAGGAACCGAAAGAAGAGGCTCCTCAACAAGTAGCACCGATCTCACCAGACGTTCAAAGTTTCATAAACCGCCAGATCAAGAAAGAAAACGATCAGGCGATCAGTGAAGCGGCGAACTCATTGCGTGAATCTGTAGGCGAAACCAACCTGTCGGCGAAATGGTTCGAGGGGCAGCTTCATTTGGCAGGGTCGAAAGATCCTCGTTTGATTGAAGCGTTCGAGAACCGAGATCAAAACCCGTCGAAATGGGAGGGTATCGTAAAGGCACTTGGGAATGAACTGAAAAGTGATTTAGCTCCTGTAGACGCCGCTGCAACAGAGTCATGGAATGCGGTCGAGGCTTCGGTGCGTTCTGCATCAACCTCAGCCCCGAAACAGGCACCTTCTTTCAGCGAAAAAGATCTGAAAAAGATGTCTGATGCCGACTTTGAGACCTTCAGAAAAGAACAGGGTTTTAAGCGGTAGGGGTAAATCAGGAGATTTACAATGGCTGTACATATTAGTGGAAGAACCACTGAATTACCTGCGGTAGTTAACGCAGTCTACAAAGAAACCTATCTGCGCCAAGGGCGCTCACGCTGTCTGCACTTCCAGGGCACTGAACCGGCAGAGGTCATGAAAAACCGTGGCTCGCTGGTCTGTAACTGGCAGCAGATGTCAAACCTCGTTGATGCCGATTCTGCGACCGTTCAGACTGCGGGTGTAGAAATCCCAACGTATACCGCATTGTCGGAACTCGGATCTTCGGAAGCAAATGCAGTCTATGGGCAGGGTCGTACTGCTGATGCGTTGGCTGTAGGCCAAGTCACTGCAACGGCTGCTAAATACGGTAACTATGTTGTCGTTACTGAAGAGGCTGACCTGGTTAACCCATCTACACAGATGAGTAAGATCATGGAGGTCATCGGTATTAACGGTGGTGATGCCATGGACAAACTTCAGTCTATCGGCATGAACTCTGAGGCAACTCTCGTTTATGCGGGCGCTGCTGCTTCTGAGGGTGCTGTTGTGAGTAAGATCACGCTGGCGTCCATCAAGTCCGTTATCAATACTCTGGACAAGAAGAAGGCTACGACCTTCACCCCCATGTCTACCGGAAGTACCAACTTCGGCACGACTCAGTTGATGCCTGGATTCATCAGTATTACTCATCCTGACGTTGCAATGGATGTAACTCAGTTGGCCGGGTTCAAGCCTTACGAGACCTATGCCGGTCAAGTAGCTGGCTTCCTGGGTGAGTATGGTGCTGTGACGGCTGGTGGACGTACCGTTCGCTTCTGTTCTGCACATAACGCTGATGTCACAGTTGATGCCGGTGGTCTTACTGGTACGACTGGGCTTATCTCCGAGAC